ATCATCAGCAATACGCATACCTCTAGCTTTAAAACCTGCTGGCATATTGCTGAGAGTGCCTGAATCTATTAACTGGCGTAAGTTAGCTGTAGCTGTGCGAGATAAATTGCCTAATAAATGTATTAAGCCAAACCCATAAAACCCTAATCCTGGAGTAAATTTGTATTGTACAAAATGTGGGATCTTAGATTTTAATACATCATCAGGAGAATAATTTCTACGAACACTTAATACTTCACCACTATCTACAGCAACAGTTACAATGTATGGCAGCTTAATACCTGTCTCATTATTTTCTGCATCTACATCAGTGTACTCAGGAATGTCCAAGTAACAATGGCACTCATATAAAGTTATCTCACTATCTTCAGAACTACCTGTAGGAGATCTTCCTTCTAATTTATTATAAGTTTCTTGAACTTCATCAGGACTATTTTCAGATTCTTCAGAAATTTCTATATCACGGTAAAAACCCATAACCTGTTGTTTGCGAAGTTCATTAGAAGACATACGCAATACATGGGTAATACGCTCTGCTGATTTTAAATCTGTAGCTGTGTAAGGAGCAATAACATCTTCAGCAGGAATAAATTTGCTAACAGGGCGACCCAATGTATCATCGCGGTAAACTTTTTTAAACGAACTACCTGCTAACCCTAAGTAGTATAACATCTGGTCGAACTCTGGCTCGTACTCCTCCATCTGGTACATTATTTGATAATTCATATAATCTTGTACGCGTGAAGCTTGTTGCTCTATTTCTAAACTAGGTGTGCCTACTATAGTAGCCCTAACAGGACCACTAGAAGGTAACATTTCTTTATACGCCTGTGCTTGAAATTGTGTTACAGCTTCATTTAATATTGGGTGGATAACACCAGTTGCACCATTAAAAGGTTCTGTACGAGATTCATACTTCAAACCAAGTAAATCTAACCCTTTAATATAAGTATCTGCCCAATCTTCACGGCTAGATTTATCATCTTCAACACTACCTACAATGTAAGAAGAGATATCTTCTAAAGAAGACTGCTCCATAAAATCTGCTAAATTGTCGAAAAAGTTCTCAGGCTCCTCACCCATAGGGGCATCTTCACCGAAAGTTACTTCAACACTTTCATCATCAGCTTCTTCTACTATAACATTTAAAAAATCATCTTCTTGTTGCAGTAAATTATCTTCTTCAAAACTTAATCCACTAGCAGGGTTTAATAAAGAACGATCAACATTGCTCGGACGGTCATTTATAGCCATTAGTAATATATCCTTTGTACAGGGGCAGATTCAACATCTTCATAATCTTCAGGGTGTTGAATGAATCCACCTTCTCTAAATCTCCTTAACGCTTGAGTCACCGTATCTACGTAATCGTCATGTTCCCCTGCTGGAAACGCGGCACACTCTTCAATAACTTCTTCAGCCCATCGGGTATCTGGTGACCACACCATACCACTTTCGAAGATAGGAGCAATCGAATTTACTCTTGTGAATTTATCGTTCCCCCTACTAGGGCTATAATTTACCACAGGAATGCCCATTGTCCTTAATTCTTGGGTTAAAGGCATACCAGAAGCTTTTGCTTCAATTATCACACATTCAGGATCCCAGTACTTATACTCTTCTAATGCCCTGCGTCTAAGGTCGGGGAAGTCCCACCTACCGCGTTTTGCATCCATTAAAATAACATTAGCCGTTTTACCTTCATCAGGGTAAAAAACCCCCCATGTAGTTATAGCACTAAAATCAGCATTAGTCTGTTTGCTAAATGCCGTATCATAAGATTGCATAATATATTCTATAGGGGGTAAATCATCTTTCTCCCAAACCTGCCACCAATCGCGTTTTATAATAGCACTTTGCTCGCTCGTAGGGTTTTGTTGCCATTGGGCTTCCCATTTGCCCACAGATAAACTACCTTTAACGGCTAATAAATCATCTTTAGACCAATACTCAGGCCATAAAGGATTATTTGTTTCTGGCATTAAAGCAGGGAATTCTACTACTTCCCACTTATCGGCAAGTATATCGCGCCCCTGTTGCCGCAAAAGTTTACCTGTTAAATCGTTCTCTGCCCAACGCGTCATAATAATAACGATACTACCTCCTGGTTGTAACCGCTGCCGTGGACCAGAAGTATACCACTCATAAGCGTGTTCTAAAGCAGTAGGACTTAATGCATCTTGTTCACTATGCGGATCGTCAATTATTAATAAATCTGCACCACGACCCGTCACCGCTCCGCCAACACCTGCCGCAAAATACTCACCACCTTTATCCGTCTCCCAACGGCCTGCCGCTTGGCTGTCAGCGCGTAATTGGACATCTTGGAAAACTTTTGTGTAATCTCGCGAATTCATCAAGTTTCTTACCTTACGTCCAAACCTAAAAGCTAACTCAGCAGTATGCGTAGTCTGCATTATCTTTAAACGTGGGTTTCTGCCCATCAACCAACTAGGCAATAAATAACTGCCAAACTCACTCTTAGTATGTCTCGGGGGCATATTAACAATTAATCGCTTTAACTCGCCCTTCGCCAATCGGTTAAACTTCTCCGCCATAATTCCATGGTGGCGTCCATTAATAAACTCAGGCCAAACCGTCTTAGTATACGTCATGAAATCTTCTTTAGCCTTCGCACTCTGCACAAGCGTAGAAGCTCTATCTAATAAAGTAGCATACTTTTTTAATTGGTCTTCAGGTACTAACTCTACATCCATTAAAAGTAACCCACCATCAAAATCGATATATTCTCTATACATCGAAAAATTTCACAGGGCAATGAACCTATTATCAATACACACAATAAGGGGGTAAGTGTGTCAAAGTCGGTTTTTTTGGTAATATTTATTTGGTACTCGATAAACTGTGTCAAACTTGGTTACGCCTGACGCCCTAACCAGACTTCTTCGTCAGGGGGGGTTTGGGGGGAGGGGGGGCTGTTTGGTGGGTAGGTTGGCGGCTGTAAACCGCCAACCCTGTAACCTATTTGGTAGGCTGTGGGCTGACCACTAGCTGAGCGAATGCTGTACCCCATGTGCTAGAGCTAGGGCTGTAGCCGCCATTTAAATAAGCCATTAAGCATACTGGATTTTTGCGGCTGTGGCCTAGTTTAGTGCCTGCTCCTAATACCGCGCCAACAGTGTGACCGTTGGCGTGGCCGTTATGCACCCAACCTTGAACTGTTTGGCGAACGCCACCTGCTTTGCCATTGTTACCAAATGGTACACCCTTGGCAGCATTGGGTAGTAAAACAATTTGTACATTGTTTGCCTGACCTGCTGCATGGGTATTTATAAACGCCCAAATTGCCGCGCCATTTACTTGACCTGCTGGTGTTGCCATGACAACACTTTTAGGTGTTGCTGTTGCGTTTTTGTTTTTTAGTGCTTTTGCCATTTTGTTACCCCTTTACTGGTTTTTGGCTACCGACCTTTGTGGTTGGTATAACACTCTTATATACTAGTATATATTTAACCGCAACCCCTTTTGACAATTATTTTTAATTATTTTTGACGAGGGGTGCTGACCCGATTTTTGACGATATGCGATGATATATAGTATATAGATGCGCGTATAGATGTCTCATGATAGAGAAAAAAGGAGACAGACGTTGTAATCTCAGGCAGCTATTGTAATCTAATAGCTGCTTGAGGTTAGTATAATAAGTGAATAAGTGTGACCATAGCGACTATGACCACACATACTAGAATTAGTAGGAACATTAACCACCCCATAGCAGAGGGATAAATAAGACTGCTATACAGATTACGGCTATACTAATGACTGCGATAAGCTGTTGTGTCCAGAACCAAATTTTACCTAACATATCAGCTCTCATACTTTGGGTGAGCTTCAATGCGCTGTAGCTCTGCACTATCTGGCAAAGCTTCAAGGTGTGCGTCAGTGCCATAATAGTCACGTTCTAACTCACGTTCACGCAGTGCGTCCCATACAGGCTCATAGCTGTGTAAGTTTTGTTGCACCTCGGGAAGGTCATGATCCCAACCTTCTATGATGTTGTTGATCAGTTCGCTTATGCTTTTCATTAGTTCATCCCTTCGTGGTAGTTAATTTTTATCGTAAAAGAAGAATGTGGGGAATCTTCGTTTAATGCCTCCATTTTTCTAATTGTTTTTTCAGCGTCCCAATGCACTTGAAAAATTCTACCTGTTTCTACCTCTACTATGCAGAAGATATCAGGTTCGCTAGGGTTATCTTTCATTATATAGTCCTTTACTACTAATTAATTTGTGCCACCACACTACTATATATGCCTTTGTACGGACAACACTCGTAGATAAAAAAAGAGAAAAAAAGAACCGACCGTCATCAAATATCTTCTATATATGTCTATATATATAGACAGGTCGTGTCATCAAATATCCTCAAGGGAGAGTCGTCGTAATCTGTCGCCAGATATCGTAATCTGGTACAAAAAAAGGGACGCAGTAAATGCGTCCCTCAAAGTTGTTCTGGATATTAAGCTTTAACGACAAGCTTAATAAATGGTTTCATCCAGGTCTTGCTTGACGGTGTATACCCACCATGCATGAGGGCGTGAATACAATTAGGTTTAGTTGACGAATGACCTAGTTTTTTCGCTTTAGTAAGGACAGCTCGTAGTGAGCGGTCAACTTTGCCAGCACCGACGGGAACACCATGCAATGCCCAGTTTTGGATCGTGGCACGAACGCCCTCGCCTTTGCCACCATAACCAAAAGGAACTGGCTCAGGGTTTTTTAAGTCTACATTGTCTAACGCCTCAATATAAACATTGCCCATGTTACCTCCAGCGTGTTGATTAACAAACGCATGAATCTCAGAGTATGAAAGTTCGCGGTCAGTAACGACTAACTCAACAGATTTAGCTTTAGCTTTGGATTTTGGGGCGGATTTTTTATTTGCTTTTAACATTGTAAAGTCCTTTCTACGACTTAGTGCAGAGCCATTGTAGCTGTGCTATAACTCTTCTAACATAACTATAGTTTACTGACAAGTCTTTTATGCTCTTTTATTATCTTTTATTATCCTTCGCCCGAGGCCTCTTTCATCATCAAAAATCATCACGAATCGTCTCATCAAGACCGAGGATAGAGGATGATTGACGATGAAGGACAGACTGATGACGATTGACGATGAATGATGATGAAGGACAGTCGTCGTAATCTCAAGATGATAGAAGATATTTGAGGAGAGCTTCGTAATCGCATTTTATCGGGGAACTCCAATCAGGTATCAAATCTTCTTTACTCTCGGTTTCTGCTCCTAGCTCAATCGCCCTAGAACCATGAAATAAATTGACAGTCCCTGACGAAGGCTGCTCAACC